TTTTGCCATAATATGGACTCCTTTACTACCCTGTGTATTTAATTTTCTTTGGTCGACCTCGTTTAGGCTTAGACTCAAGAGTATTGATTCTATCCGTTAACGATTCCAAAGAAAGGTGAACCTCACCTAAAGATGAGTACATTTCGGCTCGATTATTTCTAATAGCGAACCATATTTGTCCGAGGGGGTTTTTGCGCTTCCCCCTCAAAGCGTACTTCAGTCTCTTAAACATATAGTTCCAAGAGAACCTCCATTTCTGGGTCTAGTCCTGCCAGTGTTATAATTCCTCAACCTTAATGTTAATCAAATCATTAGGTTCTACCCGATGCTCGCACTCTCGACATCTAATGCCTAGTTCGGATATAGCTTCAGGTGGATTGTTTCGTGCTATCCAATAGCTACTCGACGATACCTGCGTGCTGTATTCTTCGAACTCTGTGTTTTGTGATTTGCATTCGGGACATTCTATGAAAGCGTTGTCACCGCCCACTGGGTCTGACTGTTGTTGTCTCGAGGCTATGTGATTGGCTTTAGCGGCACAAGACCACTCTTGACGCCAATATCTAACTTCCTCTTCTAACCTCGATACGGTTTTGTAATGATATGTCATGAATGCTAAGAGGACAATTACATTCATAAGCAATACTAGAAACGCAGTTACTGTTAGTGTCTCGATAGTCATGAGTTCCAACTGTTCCCTCCGCTAAACATGTTGCGTCCTACTGGACACTGCTGTCTAGCTCGTCTACATGCTTGCACTCTGTTGTCTGCACGGACACTGACTAGGTTTCCCTGTATAATGAAATGATATAGGCGACGTGATTGGTCAACCTCTTTAATCTTTTCAAGATGTGTTAGGTTAGTCATAATGACCTCCTCGTTTGCTGGTTAGCTGGTTACTTTAACTTGTTAAGTCTAAATTTGATGGTTTTGTTATACCTCTGGACACGTTATCCTACGGGTGTTGAGACCATCAACTCAAACAGATAGGAAAGCATGATATACATGACCTACATCCTACCCCTGCGTATAAAGAAATAAGGGATGAATAGCGACGGCAGGATAGAAGTACCTGCGTTCGTGGAAATTGGTTTACATACTTTGAACTCATCACCTAACTGTCATTAGTTCATCTTATAGTTCCGCTTTAGGCGTACACTACATCAATGCGACGATTATATCTGTGATGATACTAGAACCCCAACTTACGGTTAGCTACTAGTATACTACGTTAATAGTCGATGGATGACCTCTTACAGTCCCATCAATCAAAGCAAGAAGAATCTTCTTTTCTGTCTGGCGCAGTTGTGCTACGCTCAGTTACCCCGTGACCAACCAACTGATAATGAATCAGTTCATCTCATGATTTCATGAATGATGCGAGTCAAACACTCTTTGGTTGTACCTTACGCCTCAACTCGAGAACGCACTCAGTCACGCCACTAGAATGACAACATATTGCAATATGCCATCACTTCAGTCCCTGAAAGATTGTATACCAGACCACTTATTAAGAGAATAGTCGATTCATTTAACAAGTGTAGGTATGATAAAATATCATAGTAATCGTTGGCATGATACCATGTTGTGTCGGGATACTTGATACTACGCTATCACCTGTAGGTGTATCCCGACGCTATGGTATTGTGCTGTGCTACTTAGGTTTGGTTGAAGTCTGTATTAACCAGTCTTCGTCCAGACCTACGTCCACAGACTTGGGCCGATAGAAGAAGGCGGTAGCCTTTGGATAGCGAACCACATCCCCATCTAGAACTTCGTCAAGCGACGTTGTTCTAATGAAGTTGTATGCCGTCTTAGGCATATACTTCAGCGATGGTTTGGATTTGGCAAGCGCTTCTATCTGGTTTGCAGTGAACACAGAAGGCAGAGTAGACCCTACGATATCGTTGTCATCGACAACCATACGCAGGTTGTCGCTGGGAATCCAGCGACCATTGCCATCTAGTTCATGTACAAACTTACCGTCTTTGACTGAGCCCCGAAATGTATTAGATATCCTGATACTTATTTTGGCTTTCTTTGTCATAGTTACGTTTCCTTTCCGTTAGTATGAGACAGACTGCCACTCAGTCATAGGTGACCAAGTCTTTGGACATAACTGTCTCGCCAGAGACAAGCAGGGGTACATAGAGACCACACACTAACGATATTTCATGGCAGAGGGGGGCAGAGGTAGTTAGGACAAAAGAATGACTTCAACTGCCGAAGACCCCCCATGCCGTGAAAAACGATGTGGGTGGGCTCAATGTATATCAGGTGCACTCATTCTACGTTAATTTTTGAAACTTTTTTGTTTTCTCACCTACCACCCCCTACGGGGGTGTTATAAGCATGACAATAATTGGGATTCGCAACTCAGATGTCTACCCCATTGTTTGGGACAATGGGGGTTTAGACCACATGCCACTTGTTAAGAGAGAAGTACAGGCGTTACTTAAAGTGATTAATAGCTATTGACTTATAATACTATATGGTTTTATATTTTTATGTATTTTTTAGTAACAACCTTTTAATAAGGGGTCACGTCGTTGCTCCAGAAGTTTCTAACAGAGGATAACAAACTAGACTATCAGAAGCTCTACGATGAAATGGGTACATATTCGATTAAGTCGCAGGGAATCCAACTGTACAATGACGTTGTGAACTGGTATAAGGAAGATTTTACTGAAGAGGCCTCGGATAAATGAAGCAAGAGGGCTACGATTTACTCTATTTAGACCCAAATACCCATCACGGGCAGTTTAATCGTGTACCAAACTATAGTAAATCATTTGAATATGGTAAATTCAGCCACGGATTGCCACATCTTCAGCTTTTATTAGATTTTAACCCAGAAAGCTGGTTAGATGTTGGGTGTGGCTATAATACTCTAATAAAGGAAGTCAGAGAGAAATATGTTAAAGATTCTTGGGGAATAGATTTCGCTTGTCCAGTAGCAGACCAAGTATGTGATGTGTTGGACTTACCTTTTTTTGATAAACGCTGGGATTTAGTCACTGCATTTGATGTAATGGAACATATTTACCCAGATGATGTTGATAAGGCTTTACAGGAAATGCGTAGAGTATCTAAACGATTTGCTTATACTATATGCTTTAAAAAAGCTCAGTTAGAGCATAAAGGATTGAATGCACACGCTACAATTATGAGCAGAGCAGATTGGTATAAGAAAATTGACGAGAATGGTGGAGATATTATTGCTATAGAAAATAGTAAATTCAGGTCTTCACATAGAAGTAATGAGTTTATTTCTGGAGAGTGGAGATAGTTTTAAATTTATACTATAAAGATTAACCATAAGGATATAGGATTAACAGAGTACCCGATATATCGCATAGACGAAGCCAAAAAAGAAGGGATTCGTTCCAAACACTGGCAATCCGCCGAAGAAGGCGATTGGGCGGTCACAGACGACGAATATGTTGCCAAAGTTATACGGAAAAAGGTATACTACGATGCAAAGCGTCGTAAATCCTTCTATTATCGTATGCCTTTTGGTTATATTATGTGGAATCCTCGCTATCCTAATAAGAAGTTCGCTTGCGGAGGAAGAGAGGCTAACAACACTTTCACGGGTAAGAAATGGTTGGATGTCGTCTCTAAATCGGACAAATATAGAGCTTTAGCTATGTGGGCGGCACTGACAGAAGACAGAGATGTGGCTATAGACCAAGTATTTGGGCCTGTTTCAGTGAGCAAACGCCGTAAATTGCGGCGACACATGAGGACGGAGACCTTTCATTCTATGAAAAGAGACGAAGCACAAAGATTATTAACAGATAAGATGATGGACGCCAACTTCTTCATTGATTTGATGAACGAAGGCATTGCAATGGCGAAAGAGAAGAAAGATGTAAATGGTATCAGGGGTTTTGTAAACGATGGGTTTGAGATACACGGTATGAAAGATAGGGACACTGTAGTCACTAGCAACCGTATTGAAGCAGTTCAGACTAAGAAATTGATTGACAATATCAATTCTGAGGAAGAAAAGCTTGTTTTAACTCAAAAAGTAGAGAAACCTGTACCAGAGGATGGAAAGACGGAAAAATGGCGTGAAGACATTAGGTTTAACGAAAAGCCCAAGTAGTGTAGACTACGAAGAGCGATACGCTCAAGAACAAGCCCTAAAGAAACTACGTAATAATGTTGGTCTTTTTGGCAAGACTATGTTCCCTACTGCCTTAAACAAGACAGTTCCAGCATTTCATCACGATATTTATAAGAACTTATTGGACGGGGAGAAACGTCGACTCCTTATAGCCTCCCCACGTGGGACGGCAAAGAGTACTGTGACCTCCTTGATTCTACCCCTGCACAGAGCGGCTTTCAAACCGTCCAATGAGGATTTGTTTATTGTAATTATATCTGAGTCCCAATCCCAGAGTATCAACTTCTTATCCCGTATAAAGCATCACCTTATAAATAGTAGCAATTTTAGAGCTATGTTTGGCGAAATGGGCCCATCTACCTCGAAACGATGGACTAATAATGATATTATCCTTGCTAATGGTACACGTATTGTTGCTGTTGGTACTGGTCAGAGGGTTCGTGGGTTCATTGAGGGCGATACTCGACCCAATCTTATTATAGTAGATGATTATGAATCTGAGCTAAATGCAGCTACACCTGAAGCTAGGGCTAAAAACCGTAAGTGGATTACTGAAGCAGTTATACCATCTCTTAGTGATGAAGGTAGAATTGTGATGATAGGTACAGTTATATCAGAAGATTGCTTCCTATATTGGGCTAAAGACAGTCCAGCATGGAAAGTTCTATGGTTTTCTATATATGACGATGATGGCAAGAGTATATGGGAAGAACGCTTTCCAATGTCTAGGATACATGATATTAAGAGAGAGTTCGAGAGTGTTGGCAACCTGAATGGATTCTATCAGGAGTACATGAATGAAGCACAATCACCAGACAACGCCCCCTTCAAACCAGAATATATCAGACTACATCACTACGCTTTTCAACGAATTAATGGACAAAGTTGCCTCGTACGCACGGTTGATGGTGAGGAGATTCAAAAACCCGTCAACGTCTATTGTGGCGTCGACCCTGCAAGTAGCCTATCTGCTCGTAGCGACTTTTTTGTTATTGCTACTATTGCTCTTGATGGGGATGGTAACAAGTATGTGGTGGATATTTTCCGTGACAAACTTGACCCGGCTGTTCAACCTGACAAGATTATCGAGATTTATAAGAAGTTTCACCCGAAAAGGATGAAGATTGAAACAACTGGGTATCAAGAAGCGTTAAGAGCTAATGTGCGTAAGCTTATGATGGAACAGGGTTTGTACATACCCGGCTTAGAAAAAGGTATAAAGCCAAGGACTAGAAAGTCTGAAAGACTATTATCATTAGTAGCACCTCTAGCGAGGGGCGAATTCTTCTTCAGACCACAAGATTTAATACCACAGCAGGAATTTCTCTCATATCCGAGAGGCAAGCATGATGACATACTGGACGCAGTGTATTATGCACTAGATGGGGCGAAAAGTACGGGCATAAAGTCCATACTTGACCATAATAAAAAGAAGATAAGCAACGTACTTGATTGGATGACAATGTAATGGTAACTTCGTAACGATGGCGTACGTCGAAAAAGAGACCGACATACCTGAAGATATTGTTGACGTAACGCAGAAGCTTTGGAAGTCTTACTCTCAGAAGCGAGATACTTGGGCACAGCAAGCACAAGAGGATGCAGAGTTTAGATTGGGTAGACAATGGACTGCGGAGCAACAAAGAATACTTCTTGAGAGGGGTCAAGCACCCTTAGTCGTAAATAGAATCCATCCAGCAGTTGAAGCCGCAAAGGCTCTCCTTACTTCTGGCCGACCACAGTTTAGAGTATCTCCTCGAGAAGACTCAGATAATAGAGTAGCACAGGTTTTCAATGGATTACTTGAATATATGTGGTACATCTCAGACGGGACTCAGGCACTCCGACATGTAATAGATGATTACTACACAATGGGTTTAGGTGCGATGATGGTTTATATTGACCCTCTCAAGGATTATGGAAGAGGTGAGGTCGTAATAAGAGATGTAGACCCTCTTGATGTATATATAGACCCAAATTGTCGTGATAGACTTGGAGATGACGCAGAAAATGTAATTATCTCTAGACAATTTACCAAAGAACAAGCTATGACCATGTATCCTATGTATAAGGATGCTATCCAAAATGCGGCTAGTGAACTCGACTCTGACAGGCCAACTACTTCAAGGGTAGATGATAAGGGTATAATATTCCCTGAGGACACATCAACCAAGACTGATATGAGTTTTGGTGAGAATAATGAGTATATCCGTGGTTATGAGCGATATTATAAGATTTGGGTAAAAAGATTTCATATTAAGAATAAGATTGACGGCACTGAAGAAGTCCTATTAGAGGAGGACATGCCAGAATACTTAGCTAGGCCAGCGATTATGGTTAATGGGAAGGTGTTTACTGACCCTAAAAAAGCTAAAGGTATCATAGAACAGATGTCCCAAGAGTACGATAAGGCAGTCCATCAAGCTAGAATGGCCGACCAAGACGTACCACCACCTCCTGTTATTCAAGAGATGCTCTACCAAGATTTAGTTGAACAAGACCTGATAGAGACCGTGTCAGTACCAGTGCAAAGAGTAAAGATGTGTGTAGTTATGGGTGATAAATACCTGTACTCACGCTTACTCCCCGTTGACCATTACCCCATCGTGTTCTTTATGAATATTCATACTAGAACGCCCTACCCTCTAAGCGACGTACGAATGGTCAAGGATTTGCAGGAATACATAAATAAGACACGGTCTCTTATCATTGCACATGCTACCACATCAACCAACACAAAGATACTGATTCCGTCTGGTTCTGTCGATATGCAGGACTTTGAACAAAGATGGGCACAGCCGGGTGTGGCAATAGAGGTAGATATGGACAATGGTGCTCCTCAACCAATTCAACCAACACCCCTTCCAAATACTTTATATCAAAATGAGATGGCGGCAAAACAGGATATTGACCACGCATTAGGGTTATACGAACTTATGCAGGGAAACTCTGAAGCGGCCCCTCATACTTACAAGGCTACAGTATCACTTGATGAATTTGGTCAGCGTAAGATAAAATCAAAATTGCAGGACATAGAAACTGGTTTAGTTAGAGTCGGTAAGATAGCCATAAGCCTTATGCAACAACTGTATCAAGCTGAGAAGATTGTACGTATTGTCCAGCCGAACAACAGTATGACGGAATTTGCTATAAATAAAAGATTGTACGATGATAAATCTGGCGAACTTGAAGTAATTAACGACATATCAAGAGGTACATATGATGTTGTCGTTGTTACTGGCTCTACTTTACCAACCAATAGGTATGCACAACTTGAAATGTATATGGATGCATATGAGAAGGGGATTATTGATAAGACTGAGGTTCTAAAGAAAACCGAGGTATTTGATATAGAAGGTGTTATGTCTAGGACTGATATGGTTATGCAGTTACAGTCTCAGATAAAGGAATCAGAAAAGAAAGTAAAAGAATTAGAAGGCGATTTGCAGACGAGAGAACGTGAAAACTATCATCTCAAGCAGAGAGCTGAACTTGAAAAATTCAAAGCAGACCTCGATAAGACTTCAACCCAGACAAAAGCGTCTGGCAAGCTTTTCGAGAAACGCCTAGATGATGTAATGGGACAGGTTAAAAGTGAAGTTAAAGAAGCTAATAAACCTAAAAAATAGCCTTACCTCTAAGTCCCGGCTAGAGCAGGCAAACAAAAGGAACTCGATATGGAACAAGTAGTAGGGACTACCCCAGTAGAGGACGTCGCAGTTGTCGACGAAGTCGTGGGCTCCCAAGGACAAGACCGAGAGTTAACGCCCGACGATGTTTTTACACCGGGCAACAGTTCGGAAGATTTCTTTCGTGCTAACTCTGTAGAAAGCGAAGAACAGCCAGTTGAAGCGGCATTACCCGAAGATACTGTACCTGAACCGCAAGAAGTAGCACCGCAAGATTCTGAGAACGAAACAGTACGTTACCAGTACTGGCAATCTGAGGCAGATAAAGCGAGGAATGAGAATGAATCCCTGAAGCAACAACTTCAGCAGAATCAACCTCAACCAGCGCAAGCTGAAGCAGATTCAAAACAGGAAGAGAGTTACGAAAGCTTTCCACCTCCACCTGATAAACCTGCCAAACCGGCTGGATATAATAAGGAGGAGGCATGGTCTGACCCAGCTTCGACATCAGCTCATCATCTGGAAGAAGTAGATAAGTGGCGTGAGAATATGGACGAATATAATAGACTCCATACTGATTACAATGTCGCTGTTATCGCTGAAGAAAGAGACAAGTTGATAAAGGAGCGTCAGGACATACAGAGAAAGCAGGCTGAGAAGGAGGCTTATGACTCTAACCTCACAATGATTGGCGACCATTTGGCTAAGACGTATAATGCGTCTTCCGATGAAATCAAAAACTTTGTTGAAGTTATGGATAAGCCTGAAAGTGTCACGGTTGACAATCTCTTTCAGTTATACAGGATGAGGCAAACTGGTGTTGTGAATGGACAACCAGAAGGTGGTAAAGAACCTATTAAGTCAGCAGAATCTGAAACTCCCAGCAGTGAGAGTTTTGACCAGATGAAACGGGCTCAACAGGTTCCGTCGCCTATGGGAGTACTTCCCAGCGCAAATAAAGCCGCATCCAGTTCTCCTGAGGATGGTATTTTGGACTCTATGATTGGTGACTACAACAAACGGAACCCTTGGACATAAGGAGATGTTAGCTAATGGCTAATGCATATTCACTTAGTACTGGTGTAACACCGCAAGGTGTCAGCATCAATGACTCCCGCCGAATTTTTAATTTTGGCGATAGAGTGTCCGAGCTTGCTCCACAGCAATCACCGTTTTTCGTATATTTGTCGAAAGTTGCGAAGTCGTCCACTGATGACCCTGTATTCAAGTTCCTTGAACAACGTCATCAATGGCAAAGACGTAACTTTGTTTTAAAGACTGCAATCGCAAGTAACATTGCGTCTGGCAGTGACACCGCATCCTTGAAGGTGGTATGCTCGTATGATAAATACGGCGCAGAATCAGCTTCTGGGAAAAGTGCCGCTCCCCAGTACTTTGTAGTCGGGCAAGTTGTGAGAATCGCTGGTAAGGCTATGCGTATTAAAAGCGTACAGTCTGTCGGCGACGGTGAGAGTGCGATTTACGCCGCTGGTACAGCGGCTACCTACTCCGCAATAACAATGACATGTCTTGAAGCATCAGGCGCAATAGCGGCTGATAAAGAAGGACAGATTATTGGTAGTGCATGGGGTGAAGGTAGTACTGACCCAGATGGTTGGAAAGACGAACTCTACTCTAGAGAAGGTTATTGTCAGATTTTTAAAACTGCAATACAACTCTTTAGCGGAACTGCTTTGGCAACTCGTTATCGTGGCAGACCAGACGAATATCGTCGGGTTTGGGCCGATAAATTAATGGAACACAAGATGGACATCGAACACGCAATGCTCTACGGAGTAGGTGCGAGTGACGAGTCTGCATCTGGTGGGCCGGTGCGTTATTCGCACGGAATAGTCCCTTACACTCTGGCAAATGGTAAGAACTTTGCTTTTACCTATGCTAGTAGTGACTATGATGACTTCATAGACGCTATGCAGGACTTCTTCTCACCTGAATCTGGAAACAGTGGTGACAAGCTTGTATTGACCTCACGGAAGATACTTGCTTGGATGAACAAATTGGGCTCAGGAAGCTTTATGGACAACACCGTCGGTACTTCACAGTATCGTTTGGATGTTCAGAACATTAAAGGTTCCTTCGGGCATATGGTTACTAGAGTAAATACACTCTTCGGTAACCTCCACTTTGTTGCTGAACCGCTATTGCGGAATCAGGATGAGAACTTAGCAATCGCTATTGATATGGCGAATGTTAAATATCGTCCTTTGAGTGGTAATGGAGTATCTCGTGATACGCACATAATCACTAACGTCCAGAACAACAATGTTGATGGTCGGAAAGATATGATTTTAACCGAATCTGGTTTAGAAATCAGTCTGCCTGAAACTCACGCATTGCTGACTTGGTCGTAACAGTTAATTGGGGGGCTTCGGCCCCCCATAACTAAAGGTTTAGATGGCTTTTACTACTAAAATAGCTTCATACGCAGGAGTCATAACTGGCTTAGATGCGACTAATGCATTAAGAGTAGCTGTTGACCATACACTAGGTGTGGTTAAGAAAGCTAACCCTATGGTTCTTTCTCAGTTTTCTCACGCAGTTAGAGTAGAGCTTACTATGGGTACAGGATACAACTTAAGAGATAGTAATGTATTCGATGTTGTAAAGGTTGAGAGAGAGTCTCGTATAGCTCAACCAGTATCTCCAGAGACGATATATCAGGTTCAAGATTCTGCAAGTATTTATTATGCTCAGGAATACTCTCCAGCATATACTATTGATTTTGAATCTAATTTAAGAATTTTTCCCGACACTTCAGCGACTAAGAAGGCAAAGATATATGTTATATTTGATTCTAATGGTAAGACAATAGATGATAATGCTGAGACAATAAAGGATAACGCCTATAATCTATATGGAGTCAACTATTCTGTTCTAGTAGAGAAGTTCCCAGATATTTGGAAGGATTATGTAATACTACACGCTTCTGAGCTACTATTGCTCGAGAAGATGGTAGACTTCAGCAAGAAGTTACCAACCGACCTTGATGCTGATACAACTTTATTTGACCAAATCGCAGATGTGGCTCTATCAATTACTTATACGTTCCCATCCGTAGACTATCAAGATGCTTTAGATAAAGCTAAGTCTTTAATGGATAGTACTGGAAGCATTGGTGGCGACGGTACAGTTCTTAGCGCACAGCAATGGTTAGAAGATGAAGACGAAGATATGGTTAGGTCTACCCTAGAAGCTGTACAAGCTGAATTAGGGAGAGCTGGAGCAATCTTAGGTGAGTTTAACGCAGAGATAAATGCTAAAGTCACACAGAAGTCACAGGTTTTACAAGAATTTCAAGCAAACATCCAGAAGAAGATGGGCTTGTACGATAAGATAATACAAAAATTAAGTACTGATTATCAATGGGTAGCTAGCCAAATACAACTTGTACAGGCTAAGAAACAAGAATTTATACAAGCTCAAGGCGGCGGAGGGATGTCTGATAATCCCGAGGAAGGTCAGATATGAAATTAAAAGAAATGGTTGAAAGAATTCAGCAACATCATCCAGATATGAATATCACAGAGATTGTGCGTTCACTTAATGATGGTATGAATGACATAGGATTTAAGACAGAGTTAATAGAGTCTGCTGACCAGTTTGATACGGTTTTGAACCAACGTGTCTACAAACTGAAGAAGCATATGATTAAGATAAAATCCGTAGATTACGATGGCAAATCTATAAAGAAATTGTTAGGTAGACCGATTGAACGAGACTTAGAATAATGGAACGAGCTAATATAAGTATTAGTCAGTGGGTTTGGTGGTTAGAGCGTGATTCTGTTTTAATAGCATATTATGACCAATCTACTGATAAGTTTATATCACCATCGACTGCTGATAAAGTAGTAACATTATTCTATATACAGCGTCCTGATAAGTATTTATTGTCAGGTGAAGCACCAGAAAGAGATGGTTTTGGTGCTACTGATTCCTACTTAGATGTAGCACTTGTTGGTGGCGTTATGACAGACGCTGGGTTCTGGAGTCAGGAGTGTGAGATACCAGAGCAATTTCATGAAGCACTTATAGCGAGAGTTATTGGAAATGGTTATGAACGCTCTGTTGAGACCCTCCAACTTGCTGGTTATTTTTTAAAGAAGTATGAAGCAGGTGTACGAGAAGCCAAGAAGTATGCTTACAGAGGAAGAGATGGTTCACAAATTACAACAATGAGGCAGGATTTTTAATGGCAATTTGGGACGGAGTAGGATACAAATATTTAGATAAGATATCATCCCCGTTTGATGTTATAGATGCGGCGTTTGATAATACACTATTAGCACTATTCACAAGAGTAGCCCCGGCAACAGCACCTACATATCTAAGGGTTTCTATCCCAGCTACTCCAACTTACACAAGGGTTTAACATGGCAGGTTCATTATCCACACCAAACAAGATAAAAGACGTTTATACGAAATTAGTTTGGTTCAATACTACAGATAGCAAATTTTATAGAGACAATGGTACAGTTGATGTAGAAGTACCCGTTGCCTCAGACCTCGTGACAAATAACATCTTAAAACATAATACAGATGCTACTTTGTCTTCAGGAGACATATTTCAATTACTTAATAATGGTACGGAAGTTTTCTCAGTGGATGCTCAAGGTGCGATACACCTTTATCCAAGAACTTCAGCACCGACTGATAATGCGGAAGGTACGGTATACTACGACAGTTCAAACGATACCCTGCAGATTTCAATAGCAGAATAAAAGGATAAATTATGGCAAACGTATGGAAAAAAGTTCAACGTGCAGATTCAGACTTTACAGGAGATGTAACTGGTCTGCTAGGAGGAGTAGCGGCGGCTACTGTGGTCTCTGGAGCGGCCAAAGGTGCGCTAGCCCCAAAAATATTTAGACAGTCAGGAATTCCAACAGCACTCAACGCTGGTGACTTTTGGATGGACAGTGATGACAAGAAGATGTACCGGGCAACTGCCGCTGGTGATGATGCAATAGGTGGTGGTGAATGGATTGATGTATCTCCTGACAAGACATCGGTTGGTCTTAACAATGTAGACAACACGAGTGATGAGACCTTAAAAGGTACATTAGATAAAGATGATGTTGGTCTAGGAAATGTATTAAATAGTGCTCAGGTAACTACGTTTACTCAAGATGCTATACCGACTTCCCTAGCAATAGGTGATATCTGGATGGACTCTGATGACGGTATGAAAATGTACCGAGCTGCAGGAATAGGAGCAACTACTATTGCCGCAGGAGCGTGGGTACTAGTAGCTCTACAAAAAGGAGCATTAGGTCTTTTAAAAGGAGATGTCGGTCTTGGTAATGTAGATAACACAACTGACGCTTTGAAACCAGTATCAACTGCACAGGGCGTAGTAAACGCACTGAAAGCACCTCTAGCGTCACCAACATTTACGGGAACTGTAGCAGGTGTTACTAAAACTCATGTAGGTTTAAGTAGTGTAACTAATGATGTACAGTTAAAAGCTACTGGTTCTAATGCACCAAACTCTCTAAAGAATAGTCAGATAACCTTAACGGATTCTAGCGGTACTGTAACTTTAAATAATGCAGGTGCAGGTACAATAACTGCTACTAAGTTAGCACTTGGAAATGTTGATAACGTATCGGATGCTAACAAACCAGTATCTACAGCACAAGCTACTGTAAATGCTTTAAAAGCACCTTTAGCTTCTCCTACTTTTACTGGAACAATAGGTGGGTTAGCAAAAGGAGACGTTGGTCTTGGCAATGTCGATAACACAACTGATGCTTTAAAGCCAGTATCGACTGCTCAGGCTACCGTGAATGCTTTAAAAGCACCACTAGCCTCACCGACATTTACAGGAACAATCGGAGGATTAGCGAAGGGTGATGTTGGCCTTGGCAATGTTGACAATACAACTGATGCACTAAAACCTGTATCCACAGCTCAGGGTACTGTTAATACTGCTCAAGGAGTAACGAATGCATTAAAAGCTCCACTCGCTTCACCTACCTTCACTGGTACTGTCGCTGGTGTGACTAAGGCACATGTAGGACTTACAAATGTAATTGACCAAGCAATCACTGTTTCAAATGGAGCATTGAAGTTTGGTAGCTCTACTCAAACACTTGATGAAGATAGTGTGTCAAACTCTGCGGCACTTGGCGGTTCTAGTTTAGCAACTGTTAAGTCTGATGCTGTAGGAACTGCTGAAACGAATATTATAGGTGGCGCACCCGGAGCATTGAATACTTTGGATGAATTAGCGGCGGCACTTAACGATAGCCCAACATACGTTACTAGTACAATCGTTAACTCGATTGCTACTAAAGGTAAAGCGGCAATGGCAATCACCGCTAATGATGCGGCTAACAGTAGTTATGACAATAACCCAGCAAGTGAATCTGAAGGACAATTAGGGATTTATAACGGACAACAATATGTTGTTGTTAATGTTTAATGGCTAAGAAGTCAATAAAGATAAAGGACTTATCTTCTGGATTGCCAGCCTCTGGGGTAGCACCTGCAGGCTTGGCATTACCAGATTATGACTATGCTCCTTTAAAAAAGTCCCTAGAAGACGATGGGTATGACCCAGAAAATCATACTTATATTGACATAAAAGAGGATGGTTCGGTTCTTAACGGTAATCGTAGAACTCATTTATTACAACAAAAGTTGTCCCTAGACCAAGATTCTGAGATTGAATGTGAGGTAAAAACACATGAAGAGTGGATACAAGACTTAAAAGATGTTATTGACTTAAAGCCTGAGGATGTCGCAAAAAGAGATGCAGAAGGTGGAGTTCTTGAGCCACCATCTTCAGAAGGGTGGGGAAGTAGGACTATACAAGCTCATCATCCCAATCTTATTTCAGGTGGTGGATATAATAATTTAGTGGCTAGGCATAAGAAGAAAGATAATATAAGTGGTTATAAATATGATTTTACAAACTCACAAGGTGAAGATGTAGATGCTGGAGAGAGTTGAGCTATCTAGTGAGTACTTTCTGGGACAAAGCTAAACAACAAGAGGTCGTAATAAATCTTGCCGATAAGCTATCAAAACTGGAATTAAAGGACATAGAGTTTATCTATAACTTAATAATGGATTCTGAATTTAAGGGAGGAGACCTAGAGACAGCGACAGCAGTGTTGCTAAAGGTAAAATTCATTAGGAGTGGATTAGTAAAGGGGAATAAAGATGCTGAAAATAGTAAAGCTGACAACTCAGGAGCTTGAAGGAATAAAGATGTTAGTAGGTGATGTAAACGGAAGAGTTCAAGACTCAGTTTGGGTTTATAAGTTATTTCTTAAGCTGGAGAAAGCTTTTGATGAAGCGGCAAGTAGAGACCCAGATTGGAAACTTGAGAAAGTAGAATAGTATGGCTTTAACATGGAAAAGATTACAAGGGCATGGTGACGACTTTACTGGTGATGTCACTGGTACACTCAATGGTACTGCGGCGGCTACTGTAAAAGCTGGAGCGGCAAATGGAGTAACAGCCAAGAATGCAATAGATGGTAATGCGGCTATAACAGTAGTCGGTGGGAGTATCAATATACCAGATGCTTCTGACCCTCAGTTTAGCGTTGATACTGATGGTGATGTTG